ACTCCGTCTGAGGTTTGTGGACTCGCATCCCACATAACTCAATCGGCAGGACTCCACATTCTGTTGCTTTCAAATCGAATAGGAGGGATCGACCTCCTCGCGACGGCGATCTGTTCGCCGCCCATTCTGTTGCCTGATCCGGTTCATCACTCGGGGACGGCAGGTTGTTCCGATGTGAATGAGCGACGTGGCGGTTGTGTTCCAATGTCGTGATCACAGCCTTGTCGTGTGCCGCTCAAAGCGTCTCGGATTGACTGCGTCGCAATGCAATTGCGACGCGGTTGCTCGCCATTTCGTTTGTTGAAGCGTAGTGGCACGGACGTCGTACCTGTCTGGCGTGGTGGGGACATCGCGCTGCGATGTCCGCGCCGCGTGCAGCGGCGCAACTCTTTCGATTGCCAATGTCGCTTGGATATTCTTTCCGCCCGCTACTACGCGGGTACTTGTTTAGCGCTGGCTTGGACTGTTGTGGCGGCTCTGGCTAGCGTGCATCAGGCACAAGGCAGTATTTTCAATCTGCCGTATCGCCGAATTGTATTCGGCGGACCGACGGATCGGTCCCACGCGTCGAGTGCAACTCTGTGTATTTTCCAAAAATAAATGGCGGAAACGCGAAATGATTGGCGGATTATGATCCCCTGAAACCTCGATCGGCAATGGCAAATTGTGCGCCTGACCCTCGGCGGATTGAATCCTGCATGACTCGTTAAACGCTTTTGCGAAACCCTTTCATGGTCTCTTACAAGCCTGAGTTGGCAAGACCAATGGCCAATCCTGCAACCAAGAGCAAGAGCACCCCGAATCCAATCAGCACCTTGAGCATCAGCTTTGTCTCAACGTCCATCGCTTACACTTGCCTGGACAAGGCTGTTTGCAGCGTCTGAACCCGGCTTCGTAGATTGCCTTGCTGCGTGTTGTTCAGTCCTTTGCCAATCCAATAAAAACTGTAGCTCTGCCCTGAAGGAGCCCAGCCGGCGTTGGAAAGACATGCGTCGTGGACCCAGATCTCGAACAGGTTCGAGTTATTTCCCGGGCTGGTGGCAGTGGAGCCGATTTGCGAACCATTCTTATAGAGCCGCAGATCGTTCGACGCGACTCGGCTGGCTAAATAAAACCCCACTCCGCTCGCGTCCGAAACCACGATCTCCGACGCCGTATCCCACATTGAAGCGCCAACATTGGCGGCGCTGTGCTCGATAAAGCAACCGCGTGTTGTGTCCCCGCTCGTCGCACATCCCATCTGCACACAACCGGACGTGCTGGTCCTGGCATAAAGCCCCATGCTGAAATCGTTGATGCTGGCTACCATTGAAAAGTCCAGCCCGGTTCTGAGGCGCTTGCCGGTTCCCCCTACCAGTCCAGTCGCACTATAATCCCCGGAAACGAAGCCCGTGAGTGTGTCAATCGTGGCCCCCGCAGCCTTATACAATGGGGCCTCGAGCGCAACCAAACCATCCCCGGAATAGGCCCCAATGCGATACGCCAGGGGCAATAGTGAATCGATCTTCAAGCCAATGAGGAAATTGGCGTAAGCGGTCTGCACGCCGGCTCCTGTCACGTCGCTGCCGCGCCCCTGAACGCGTGACACCCAATCAGACAGTTCCGGCTCCTCGCTTGGCCCACTGGCTGAACAGCGGGCTACCAGCGCCGGATCGCGAAGGTTAAGGCCGCTCATGGCTGGACCGCATAAGCGGCGATGATGTCTGTGTCGGCCGTGCCGAAACACGTCAATGTGAGAATGGCGGTCTTGTTCGCTGCGATGCTGGCTGGGGCCGCCGCGCCGACAAATATCCAGGCAGGGAACGTGAATGTGCGGACCGATGCGTCTGCGAGGATCTTCAAAGTGACGGTCTTACCGGCAGCCTTGTGGGACGTGGTGAAGGTTATATTGCCAGTGAGAGCCAGGGCGCGAAACGCCTTAAGATCAAAATCGATGTCGGTGGTAGCCCCGTAGGTGAGTGAGGACTGAGTAAGGATCAGTTGGTCGAGAGTGACGAGTGTTCCAACTACAGCCCCGGTGAGCGTGCCTCCCGCGAGCGGTAGGTTCAGCGCGTCGCCGGCATCGGCGTAGGTTTTTGTCGCTGCATGTAAACCGATCGTAGGAGCGCCGGATAACACCAGCGCGCCGGTCATCGTATCGCCATTGAGCTTGACGGCGTTTTCTAGCGTCGTTCGCGGGGCCGTGCGCCATGAGCTTTTGCCCGTGATGCCTTTGATTATGTTCCCGATCCACGACAGCAGGTTCGTGAGCGAACTGGTATCGCCGCTTGGGGCCGAAGTGTCGTCAATGGTCCTGTTGCGGCCGTCCAGTTCCGACGCCACGTTTGAAATAGGGATCTGCCGTTCGCCCCATGTGCTTCCGCCAAGGTCCTTGATGTAGGGCAAAAGGTCCGTGCTCGCCAACGCCGTGCTTGCTGTGAATAGTCTCGGTTTCATAGGTCATGTCGCTTCTAACTGCCAGGCTTGTCCGGCCTCCGTTTCCCAGGTTTCGCCGCTCTCCGTGGACCACATATCCGCGTTCAAAAAGTTCGGGTCCTGCTCCAAATCCCAATCGTCGCCGCCCTCCGTATTCCATGCTTCTCCGGCCTCCTGATCCCACGCGTCCGGTTCAATTGCCTCGGCAAAGGCCGGCTCGTAATACTCGAAGCACCGGATCTTGAGCCGATCGTCCTGGTCATATTGGATGTCATCGATCCAGGCTTTGCGCGCGGTCCAGGCCGGGTCGGCGCTGTGCGTTACATCGATGATGTCCCCCGGCTCCAGGGGCAACCCCTTGATATTGGTGACGAATTCGCAGGCGCGCACGGCGTTGATCTGCTCGCGGAGCATCAGATCGCCCAGGCGCTCCGTCTGGCCCAGGCTCGCCACGGCCGCCAGCTTCAGGTTCTCATCCTTCACACCGTCGTTGCCAATCCTGGACTCGCGCGCGAGCTGGTCATTGCGATCGTCCACGATCACTTCAGTCTCGGCGTTGGCGGATTCCTCCGAGTGATAGGCCAGCTTGATGCGGTTCGCCCGCTCAGCGCGATCGAGCAGCTCGGACGCAAACGAATCCGCCATGATCTCGCTCTGGGTAAAGCTCATCACTGAGCTGCCGACCCCGCGCGCCTTCATGACGAATTTCCCGCCAGCCAGGAAGAGCAGCCCATTACAAGCGTCCAGGACCGCCCGCAGGTGCTCCTGGATCGGCTTGCGGAAATCGATTGCGTAATTGCATTGGTAACGCGTCTCGACCGCCCCATCCCAAACCACCTGCTCATCACAGAAATCCCGCATGACGACGGCGCGCGGCCAATCGAGGCGCTCTTCCCCATAGCCCTTCCCGCGCGTCTTTTCGGTGAGCAGATAAACCACGTGCATAGCGGGGTTCTGAGTCCACTCACGGGGATAGTAAGTGTAGGTGATCGAGATCGTCGCGCTGGCAGCCGGCGCCGTGATGAACTCGACGTAGCCCTTCAGCTTGTTCAGCGAATACACATTGCCCGTTTGCGCGCCGGCGCTGATAGCCGAATGCGCGGTGCCGTTCACGGTGAGCGCCGTGACCTCCGCAATATCATCCTGAGCCAGCTTGAACCGGACCTTCGCGCCATCAGCCCCGGCCAACGATTCCCCTGTGACCGTGGTCTGCACGAAGCCATCGTCGTCAAACTGCCGGCAGCGCCGCCCTTTCACGCGCACCGTCATGTTGAAATTGGTGTGCTTCTCCGAATTCATCAGCCGCCAGACGATGTAAGCGGACCCGCTGAGCCCATACACCGGGAAAGTGCGATCGTAGGAAGCGCGGATGTCCACAGGCACGCTGATGGCGTGGGCGCCGTCGTAAGTCGTGAACGACGGCACATGGCTTTCACCATTGAAAGTGCCATCGACAGCTTCAGCTTTCGTTTGCGCGGGGTTTGGCAAAAAGCCGCTGATGCTTGGAGTGTCCCGCCAATTCTTGTCGTTGTAAGCGAGCCCATTGATCAGCAGCCCGCTATCGGTTTCAAAATCGATCGCATCAAGCGGGGCGGAAGCCAGGACGACCAGCTTGTTCCATTTGACCTGCTCCACATCAGAGATCGTGGCCCCTTTTTCACCGAGCTGCGTGTATGGCGAATTGCCAGCGATGACCACTTGCCCGAGTGGATCAGCCAGCGGCAATTCCGAAGAGACCTGGGTGACGTTTTGCTGATCCGAATAGCGGCCGTAAGTGTTGCCTGTCCTGGGCCGTTTGGGCGCGAGCGCGGCCGACGCGATGGACAGCGCGATCGCGATCACGAGCAACACGATCTGGGCCGCCGTCCCGAGCTTCGGATCAGCCAGGGCGCCGCACAACCGCTCGGCCTCATCCGGACTGATTACACCTGCGGGCACCAGACCCATCCGGCTCAGCAAAGTGTGGCCGTTGACAATCCGCGATTCACAGCCTTTGAACGCGTGCAAATAACGGTCGGCCCCCAGATACACAGCGCAATGGCGGATATGCCGCGTCTTGAACTGCGCGAAAAACACCACGTCCCCGCGCTCGAGTGGCGCGCGCTTCCAGCGGGCGTCCCCTAGAATGGCATCGGCCGACAGGCTGGAAGCCTGTTCCACCTGGGCGTCGAAGCCGAGATTCTCACGCAGCCAGAGCAACGTCAGCCCGCGGCAATCCGCCCCGGCCCAATCGCACCCGCCGTCCTTCCAGGGGATACTGGTGAAATCCACATCCTGGCGCGTCTGGCCTATGGAGAGGGCGTTCATCGGATAATCATCTGGTGCGGCAGATCGAGGAACCCCCCGTAATTCTCCCAATTCCGCCGCTCACAACAGGCATTCCACGTGCGCGGGCAACTCCGCTCGATCACGAACGCATCGCCGCTGACCGGCACGGCCGGCAGAGCGACCACGTCCACGGCGCCCTGGTAACTGCTCAAGACCTTGCGAGCCACATCGCGAAGCGCGGCCGTCGTAGTGGCCGCGTCGAATTTGATCAGGCCCCCGGCCCACCAATGGCGCGCCTTTTCGTAGGCTTCAACCTGGCTGAGCATGTTGTAGTAGAGCGTCTCAGCCCAGCGCGACCGGATGCAGATCCGCCAGTAGCGCGCCGTGGCCGCCTTGGGATTCAGGCAGTCATAGAGCACGCCGCCGCGCGGCGGCAGCTCGAAATACATTTGGAACCGATACGAATCGATCGTCACGGCCGTGCCGGCCGACGTGAGGTTGATCGCCGCGCCGCCTTCAGTGGCGGCCACCTTGAAATCGTTTACCGCCACGTCCCGCACGAAATACGCGTTGCCGGCTGTTGTCCCGGCTGGCGCGGCCGTCCCGCCGAAGACGACCTGGTCCCCGGCCTGAAGGCCATGAGCTGTGAGCGTAATCCTATCCGTGCCCGCATCCGCGGTGACCGCCTGGGCCTTATGGAACTTGGCGAAGATCTCGACCAGGCGGACCAGCTCTTCGAGTTTGGTGGCCTGCTCGGTGGCCAGGCGCCAGACACGCGGCGTTTTCGCGCTGCCAAGGTCGAACTCGATCCACGGCTTGAGCTGCGGGTTTTTGAGCCCGGCCTGTTGATCCGGTATCAGATAATACGCCTGGCTGAGCGTGCCCCAATCTGCGGCCGTGCCCAACCGCCACGTGGCTGAATTGGATCTGCGCACCTGCGGCGCGGTGAAATCATCCAAGGTGCTCATGGGGACCGCAGAGCCGACTGCTGTGGTCAACACCACTGGGCCTCCCGGCGTGGCCGCCACACGGAAGAGGTAATTCGTGACCGGGACGATGTAATAAGTGACGCCGACCGATAGCGGAGTTGGAACCCCCACTCCAAACTGCACCCGATCATCACGCGCAAGTCCATGGTCAAGGCTGTCAGTCCTGCCGCCATAGGTTTCGCCCCCAGGCAACGAGAAATCCACAGGCAGATTCACGTAGGCAGCCCGTTCACTGCTGGCCGAGATCGCCGCGTCAGCCAGCGCATCAATCAGGTCAGTCCCATAGGGCGCCGTGCTGTCGACCATCACGTTCGTTCCCGCGCTGGTGATGTCGATCGCAGTGCCGCCATCAGTCAGACTCACCTTGAAATCGTCCGTGGCCGCATTGACCACGTAATACCACACGCCGGCCGTCAGCCCGCCTGACATCGTGCCGTTGCTGGGAATGCTGAACTTCACGCGATCACCGTTGCCCAGGCCGTGCGCAGTGAGACTCACCTTGTCAGTGCCGGCGTCCAAGGTGACATCCCGCTGGATGTAGCCTGGGCTTGCGCCGTCCTCGAAGAGATCCGCCGTCTTCACGCGCGATTTGAGCGACCCAGCCCCGCACACCTTGGCCTTGTAATTCTCCTGGAGAAAGCGGATGGCGGTGCATTGGTCATCAGCCCAATTGAACCGGCAATTCTGGTGCATGTTCTCGCGCGGAGCGATCGCTTGCAGGTTGCCCAGGTCATTCGAGACCATGAATTGGAGCTGCTGATTGGTGATCCTGGCGCTATCCACCTGGCCGATGAACACCACGGCGCAATCATCGGCCGTGGGTGTGGTGATCGTGGTTGAGACCTTGCGAATGACGAACCAGACATCATACCAATCCACGGCCGCGAGCATCTGGGCGAACTCCGTCGTCACGTTCGAGGCCGCGATCGACAGCTTATCGTTTTGGTAACGTTGACTGCCCCGGATCTGCTCGCGCTTCATCGGCCAGGGCTTGTAAGTGGCGGCATCCCCTTGCGTGGCCGTGGGCTCAGGCTCGATCGTAGGCGCGAAGAACGAGAAGTCGCCGCTGTAATTGGCCGCGATCCGCAACGTGCTGAGCGTGCCCCAGGGCGTCGTGATGGCGGACTTCAAATAGACATCGTAAAGCTCAACCCAGCCGCTCTGCTCGGCGTCCTTCTGCGTGGTCAGTGGTGTGGTGAGGGTCTTCATTTGCCGCAAAGAACGCAAAGAACACAAAAGGAGCAGCCTTCTTTGCGCTCTTTGCGTTCTTTGCGGTTAAAAAAACTGCTCATGCGACAGTCGCCATCCCATATTGATAGGCGAAGAGGTTGTGCAGCGCCTTGACCTGCGCCAGCGTCAGCGTGGCGGCGAAGAAGAACACGTGCGCCAGGTCCCCAGTCACTTTGAGCGTGCCATCGATCGCGGCGCCGAGCGTCGCTGGCCCAGCCGTCAAACTGCGGGTGTTCGCATCCGTGCCGATCGATGCGGCGTTCACGTAGAGCGTCGCGTTATTGCTGGAGACAGGCCAGGTCACAGCCACACTGCGCCAGGTCGAGATCGGGCTGTTGGTGCTCTTCGCATTGGTCCACGTCTCGGATCCGCCTATCCAGGGCTCATACTGATTGCTGGCATTGACGGCCAGGCCCACCGCATGGCTTGCGCCCATGGCGCCCACGGCGCACAAGACCTGTTTGCTGCTGATCGTCCCGTGCCGAGCGATTGCGAACACGGTGCAGGCCGGTTGCGTCCCGGTAAGCTGCGAAACGTTGGACGCAGTCTTGGCCCATTCAGAATTTGCGAAAGCGAAGTTCTGCCACTGGGCCAGGATGCTGGCCAGGTTGAGCGCCGTGCCGCCCTGCCACACGGGCCGATTCTCGTTCAGCGCAGCATCCCAGACGCTGGCGTCCTTATACACCGTCCGGTTGTGCTCGTAGTAGATCTCGCGGTTTGCGTCCCACCAGGTGGCCGGCGCAGCGCCGGCGCCGTCGATCACCTCGTTCAACTCTGGCAACGTGCGCAGCGGCGCAGTCTCGGCCAGGGCCACCTTCAAATCATACACAGCCGGGCCTCGCACCTTGGCGAGCGGATCGACAAAGCGCACCTTGGCATTCCCGGCGCGATTGACGTTGTCACGGAACCAGAAACTGTCGTAGGTCCCGCGCAGGGTGAAGAAGCCGGCCAGGTATTGGTATTCAGCGAAGGCCAGCGGCATGTGCGTGACATCGAACCGGCGCTTGAACGTTTGGGCTGCCCACAACCGGCGCGCCGCGCTGTTACCAGCCTCGAACTCATCAAGCACAACGCGATCGATCTGCGCCACGCTTTGCGCCGCGATACCGCCGAGTGGGTAAAAGACATCACTCATTTTTGGAGTGCGCCGGCAGAGCGCAGCGGCGACGGCGCTTTGGATCGCTGGCAACGTGATGAAAAGCGGCGTGGCGCTTCGCTTCCCGCCGCACTCCATATTTGATGGTTGAGGGTCATGACACGAGTTTCCTGGTGGTTTGGCTCAGTTCACTGTCTTCCTTCATATCGCGCACGATCCGCACGCGCGCCCCTTCGATGCTGTTCTGAGTAATGCTCCCCTCCAGGCCAGGCGAAAGCCGGATCAGCACTTCGGCGCTGCCGCCGCCGCTGGCGCTCCGACCGGCTAGGGCCGCCGCATCGGTGATGGCCAGGCGTTGCGGGCCGGCGTTGCCCACGGCCGCCTCCACGCCGCCGATCTGCATCATGCGCGGCCGGGCCAACACAGTGAGCATCTCCGGGCCGGCCTCACCCGCCACGACGTTGAACCTCGGGAAATAAGTCGGCTGAGAGACAGACGCGACGCCGCCCATAGCCATCATGCGCGGATAAACGCCGCCCTGCGCGGCGAAGTAGGTGCCTCCCTCGGCCGCGAATAGGCCAGTGCTCTTGATCGCGTTCAAGATGATCGTCTGCATGATCATCTGCGCGATCTGCCTCAGGAAACTCGACGCGAATTCCTTGAACGCTTCCCCGGCGCTCTTGGTGCCACTCACGAAGTCCAGGAAAGCATTGCTGAACCCTGCCGAGAATTGTTGCGCGGCCTGTTGACTGATCTGGCCAAGCTCCGACGCTGCGAACTCCGCTTTCTTGATCTCTGCGTCCTGACGGTTGTAAGCAGCCGTCGCGGCATTGATCAGATCCAACTCCTGCTGGCCGCTGATTTCCTCCGCGAGAGACAACTGCTGGATCTGCCTCATCCGCTCCTGAAACGTGTTCAGGTTGGCGAACCTGACCCGGTCCTCATCCGACAGGCTGTCGGCGATCATCTGCGACCGAAACGATCGGATCTGCTCGGCCTGGGCGCTCTCGTGTTCGATGCGTTGCGCGGCCGCGTCCAGCTCCTGCATGGCCTCCTGTTGATTGTTGGCCAGCTTCTGATCGTGAATCGCGCGTATGCGATCGGCCTCGGCTGTGTCCAGCTCTGCCAGCAGTCCCGAAACGGTCACGCCCTGTTTGCCAAGTTCCTGCAATTCCTTCCGCGCATTCTTATAGGCTGCTTCGGTGGCATGGACCTGGGCTTCTTCGCCGCTCAGCCCGCCAGCTTTGAACGTGTCCAGGACGCCCGCGGCCTGCTCGTGCAGTTGTCGGCCGCCGCGCTGTTGCTCGACATACTTTTGATCATCCGCAGCCTGCAATGCGGTGCGATGGATTCGGGCCTGGTAATGGGCGTCCGATTCACCGATGACCGTCTTCTTGCGTTCGCCTCCATAGACCTGGCGGCCCAACCATTCGGCCCACGATTCTTCTGCGTCTATTTCCACCCCCTTTTGCGATTGTGCGCCGGCCTGCAACTTTTTAATCCGGTCGGGATCGATCAGGCCGCTCTTTTTGAGCGCTTGCAGACGTTCCTCCAGACTGACCTGCACTTGAGTCGTCTTAACATAGGCTTCGAGTGCGGAACCTGTCGCCTCGACTTGGGCTTTATACATCCTCCAATACTCGACGCCTGCATAGACGGTGGTCCCCACGATGGCGATCGGTCCCAGCAATCGGCTCATGCCAACACCCAGCGCGGCGGCGCTGTTGCGCACCGCGTCATAGCCCGCCTTCAACCCGACAGCAGCCCCCGTGGCTTCCGGGAACACCGTGAAGCCGATCAGCCTGGCGCTGGCGCCGAGCCCCTGGATTGCATCCCGGACCCTGCTGGAAGTCGTCCCCAATGTGCCGAGCGCGAGACCCGCACTCATTGTGGAGACCTGGGCGCGCTCGGCCTCGCGTTGCCAGACTGCCAGGCCCTCGGCGCTCATTGCCTTGAGCCGCACTCTGGCCTTCTCCGCTTCGACCTGGACCTGTTGCAGCTCAGCAGCGGCCTTGATGGCGCCGTCGCCGACCTTGGCGATCTCGACCTGGTATTGAACTTTTTGTGTGGCCATGAATTAACCGCAGATAGACGCAGATGGACGCAGATGGAATCCGGCTCTGGCTTTTCTTAATCTGCGTCCATCTGCGTTCATCTGCGGTTGTTCCTAAGTTTTTTGGTCAGACGGCAAAGGATTTCTCCACGTGCGCCCGTTGCGCAGGCGGCATGTGCTTGAGCACGCGCGCCAGGCTTGGCGGTTCCCACTCTTCTGCGCTGGCCCGACCGGCGTCCTCGCCGCTGAACGTCATCAGGCGCCTGTCGATCCCGTCGATCATCTCGCCCAGTTTCTTGGGTTCCCACACGCCCTGGCTGAGCAACAGCGCGGCGCTGATCTGCTCCTGTTCGAGCAGGCTGACCCAGAGTTGGATTTTTGGCAGCGACCATCGTTGCGATTCGTTGAGCGTTGCGAGCCGTGACGCAGCCAGCTTCAAGCGGGCACGGTAGATGGCGAAGCTGCCCGCTTTTTTTTTGACACGAATTCCACGGGTTCACACGGAGCCTCTGGAGCGCCATACGCCAGGTGCAGTGCGACCAGGACGAGTTGATTCACGCAGGTTGGTTTGAGCCGGTTCAAAAACTCGACGTTGTTGTGCGGCTCAGGCAACGCGGTGAGCAAAACGCTGAGACGCCAGAAGTTTTCATTCGAATCTTCCTTCTGGGCGAACTGCTTGTTCACTTCGAACGCCTGGACGTAGGTGAGCGCCTGAACGCGGACCTTGTCGGGCGACCCCTCTGGCGCCGGACTGCGCCGATAATCCAGCGGCACTTCTTTGAAGCCGGCGTCGTGATCTTCCGGGGTAACGATTGGTCCCATAAGTCAGTGTTCAGTAAAACTTGAGCGCCAAATCGGTGTTATCGCCGAAGGCCGTCTGCACGATGTCGAACTGTGCATCGTGAACGCGTTGGCCGTCCTGGTTCTGATAATTGATGCTCTTCAATTCCGCGCCGACCTGGAGATCCAGCCGGTTGCCACTCACACCACTGCCCGAGGGCATCGTCACGCCGAATGGCTTGCGCTTGCTGACGAGCCAATCCGCAAAGATGGGATGTGCAGCCTCGGTAACGGATTCGAAGTTGACGCTCCCTTTGGAATCGCGCCCAGTGATGATGAAGCCCGCCACGCCGGTGCTATCGACCGGATTCGCTCGCATCGCGATCTGATTGGCCAGGTCGAACTGCGCACGACGGAAAGGCGGCGCAGTGACATCCAACCCCACAGCGCCGCCTTCGAACATCTGCGGTTTGGTGGCCAGGAACGACAACCCCGAAGTCGGGAACGTCGTGTCAACTGGCACGCCGTATTTGCCGCGAATGGTGACATCCATGAGAACCATCTGGCCCGCTTCCCACGTCATGGACAGATCGACTTTGCCACCAAATAGCTTGTGCAGTTTGAGCGCACTCCACCAATACGCGGTCACGCTCGGCCCTTCTGTTGTGTAGCTCTTGGGTTTGTAAATGACATAACCATTGCGGCCTCCGACGGTAGTCTCAGCCGTGTAAGTCGGATCGAGATTGGCGGCTTGAAGGATAGGATCGATCTCCACTTTCTGGGCTGAGGCGCCGGCGCTGATGTCGGCCACCACGCCATCCGTGCGGTTGCCGCGCAGTTCGTAGCGGAATTTGAGCGTCACATTGGGCAGCGCGTTAAAGCCGGGCTGCATGCCCATCGTTCCGTCCAATGCTTTGCGTTTTACGGCCGTGCTGGCCACTTCGTAGGTGATCGAATCACGCGCGGCGGGAATGAGGTTTGCGCCAACGGCCGGCGTGGGATCAGTGCCGTAGGCGGATTCCGCTTTGATGGCTAACAGGCCGATTTCAGTGATTTCCATGTTCGGTTTTGGGTTTAGGGTTTTGCGTCTCGCGTCTGCGGTCAGTAAGCCAGGTCAGGCTGAGCCAGGCGCGTGCGATACTCGACACGCCAGGTGACGAGCACGATGCCCACCGGCACCGCCAGAGGGTTGATGAACGATTCGACTTCGCGCTGATTCACGATGTTCGCCAGGCCGCCGAGCTGGATGTCCGCTTCCAGCAGTTTGGTGATCTCCAACACGTAGCTGTCCTCGGTGTCTTTGAGCGTGGCCTCGCGCGGGTTGGCAAAGCAAAACTTGTTCGTGATGTTGAACTGTTTGGTCCGCCCGCGATTGTCCACGGAGATCTCGATCTCATCCGTCGCGTAGAGCAGCAGGGAGGGCAACGGTTGAAGAACCTGAAGCGGGTCATTGCTCCAGGCCGGCGCGGCGCGCAGCCCAAGCGTGGCAACCAGCGGAGTAACCAGTGTCACCCAGCGATCGCGGATTTGTTTTTTGATCGCGTTAGCCATTTGCCGTTGAACAGGAGGTAACAGAGATAACAGAGTTCCCCGCTCTGTTTCCTCCGTTTGCTCCTGTTAAATTGGGGTTCATGTGATCGTCCCCAGCTCTTTCTCGATCTCCTGCTGGATCACCGGCACGGACTTCTCCAAGGCAGGCCGCACGAACGGCCGGCCTTTGTAGTTCACCTTGCGCGTGTGCGCTTTCACTTCGACCGTGAAAACAAACGGATGCGCCTCGCGCTGCGCCGCGCCCAGCGTCGATTCCTTGAACCCGATCACGTTCCCCTCCCGATCGCGGATCGTCCTGCGCGTGACCTTCACGCGCTGGCCGGCCGCATTGAACGCTGAGAAGAACCGGGTATGCGCCCGCACGTTCATCGTGCCGACAAACCCGAACTCGTGAAGCGCGCCATAGGCAATGTTGGTGCCGACCCGGCCAGTGACACCCTTCTCGTTGAGCGTCACTTCGCTGGCGATCGAGCCGCGCAGTCTAGTGGTCCGCACATCCAGCTTCTCAGGCCGCGGGCCGCTCAATTCTTCACGCCGGATTACGTCCACCGTGTGATCCAGGCCACTACGGAGCCCGCGCGCGCACGCTTGCAGGACGCGCGTGTCCAGCGTTTGCAGCGAGCGAATCACCACTGCGAAATTGCGTTCCTTGATGTCAGCGCTGATCATGTTTTTAACCGCAGATGGACGCAGATAGACGCAGATGGGGGAAACCGGAGTCCGAAAAATCTGCGTTCATCTGCGTTCATCTGCGGTTGAGTTTTCACAGTTGCAGCCGGCGATAGAAATTCAATGTGCCCTTGACCAACTCCAACAGGCTCAGCCCAGCGTCCTGCGTAATGCTCGTTCCCGCGCCACTGACGCTGCTGATCCCGCCGCGGTTCCGCGCCCGATACCAGGCACAGGCTTGTTCCACGCAAGCGTTCTCCACATCCTTGGGCAAGGCGGTTTGCCCGGAGCCAGGTGAAGTCCCAGGCAGCACGTAGCCGCCCGTGTAAGTCACACGGCCCTGATCCCGGCTTGACCCCAGCGGCGCGTCCAGGCTCAGCACGCAGTCATTGCGGACTACGTAATCCACGTCCTCCAGCAATTGCCAGCCATCGGCCTCGCGTGTCTTTAAATGAAAACTTGTGGCGGTCTCGATCGGGTAACTCTTGAGTGAGATCTCCGTTTCGTCGCCGCGAAATTGATGCGTGGCTCCAACCGCGCGGGCCAAGGTGCGGTTGCAATACTGATCGAACACGGCACTGGCCTGCTGGATCAGCCCGGTCAACAGCGTGTCATCCGTGCTGTCGGTTATCCCAAGGCGGCTTTTGACTGTGGTGAGTTGGGCGAGCATTTTTTTTAACCGCAGATGGACGCGGATAGACGCAGATGGGGATCGGGTCCGAAGAATCTGCGTTCATCTGCGTTCATCTGCGGTTGAGTCTTCACTTCGGTTCCTCCGGATTCTCCGGCTTTTCCGGCATGCCCAAGCGCATCCACGCATGGCCGGCTCCGCTGAAACCACGACGCCGCCTTCGGAGAATAGCCCGATGCGTCACCGGCCCGGCCGGTGAAGGCTTCGTCGGTTTCTCAAACTGTTGTCGTTCGTCGTTCATCATTCGTTCCATCAATTGAATGTCGGCAGCCGGCCGGGGTATGCAGGCCCGACCGGCTGCCCAAGCCGCCTCGCGCGGGACCACACGCGAAGTGCGGCAGAGTGTTAGGCCGCTAATTTTCCGGCGTTGATCCGTAAGCGACGGTCGCGCTGTTGATGGCCGTGGCGGTGGTAGCCCCGTAAGACAAGAGCCGGATCGGACTGCGCAACCGCGCCGCGAAGATCGCGGGCCCCTCTTTCCGCACTGTGGCAGCGCCGATCGTGTTAGTCGCAAGCAACCCCATCCGATAAACCTTATCCCCGGCTGCCAGCGCGGTGCCGATCTGGGCCGTGAGGTTGATGTTGGTCACTGCGTTTGTCGAGTCCACGGCCGCGCTGAACACGGTGCCGTCCGCCTTTTGAAAGACGACCGTGTCACCGGCCACAATGTAACTGTTACCGAGCACCGCGCAGTTGGTAGCTGTGCTGAGCGCGGCAACGCTGATCGTGGCGTCATAAGTGCCGCCCTGGAGTTTGAGGATGCCCCCGGCCGCGTCACTGGTCACATCGAGTGAGACCAGCCGCGCGATTGTGCTACCGCTGCCTGCGGGAAAGATCACCTCCGCGTTCGTCGCGCCATTGGCGCGTTTGGTGACATACCCGTAGGTGAGGTTGAGCGTTTGCGCGCTGGCTGACAGGGCCAGGGCGAGCGTTGCAAGAAGTGTGAGTGTCTTTTTCATAATCATTTTCTAGTTACTGATCACTGATGACTGATCACTGGTTACTGGTCACTGGTTCACGCCGCCGCCGTGATCAGTGATGCCGTCACGTCCACTTGCTGATAGTCGAAGTCGATCTCTTCGATGAAGCGAGTAGCCAATTCGTCCGTGGTGAAATACACGTCCGAGCTGAAGTCCATCCGGGGCTGGCCGTGCTCGGCAAACCACCAATACTCCATTGAGCCGAAGATCATCAGCGTCGCGTCCGCCGCGGCGGCTTCGGTGTAGGGTTGGAGCACGTCAGTCCAGACGACGGGATAGCCGTCCAGTTTGGCGCTGCCGTCAGGCAACCGTTGATACAAGTAAGGCTCAGCCTGGGTGTTGAATTCACCGAGCCGCGTTTCCCAGGTCGAGTCCATGTAATAGGCCGAGCGCCCGGCAGACAAAGCGGCCTTGTTTACCTTCGTGCGCAGGTTGCGGACATTCAGCTTGGTGACATCGCTAGGCGAAGTCTTGCCGGCTGCCAGCACCAGCGTCTTGGTGTTCGTGCGGGCGACCTTATCCACGCCCACGACGCTTTCATACGTGGCCGTGCCATCAGCCAGGAAACCCCAGGTATCCTCGGCGCGGGCAAATTCCACGGCGCCGTAGCGGGCCAGGAACTGGCCCATGGGCACGATGCTCTGCTCATCGATCTCGCGCGGGACACGCACGATGCCGCCCAACTTATGGCTTTCCAGCGACGCGAAATCGATCTGAGGCGATTTCTCTGTGAAGGCTGCGCTCATGGCGATTGAGCCGAAGCTCGGCCGTGTTTTGAACCGGGGCGGTTTGGCTGTGCCCATCCCGAGCGGGAACGGGAACATGACGCGGCGGATCACGCCGAACTCGCTGATGAGTTCGCGGACCTGCGCGAAATACTCGACCGGCAACGGAATGTCCGTGGTCGTGAGAGCGGCCTTGGCTTCAAGGCCGAGGATGCCCTTGGACTTATCGAACAGTTTGCTGCGGACGTTCTCATCCAGCATGTCCAGCCGGCCGGCCTTCGCGTTGCCGAGCACGAACGCGGCGCCGAGGAACTCCGCGCACTCGATGCTGATGCGGCCAGGCGCGCGAAGGGTCATACTCTGGCTTTTGCGCAGGGAGCCGTATGAGCGCTTGAACGTGTCGAGATCCTGCCGGACCTTGGCCCTCTCGTCGTCGTCCTTTTTCTTTTCCTCGGCAGCCTTCGCTTTGGCGTCGTCCTCGGCCTTCTGTTTGTCTTCGACGGCTTTGAGTCGATTGCCTATGCCTTCGATCCCGGTCTTGATCTCCTTCAATCCGGGTTCGAGGATGCCTTTCACGTCTTCCAATGTGAGTGTTTTATCCATAGGGATTGGTTTTGTGGTTTACGCGCGTCGGAGCACCGCGCTGATGGGTTGATGAAGTTGCTCCGCTAGTTGCCGCAACTGCGCGCCATCGAATCCAACCGCCCGCGCGCCGGGGTCGCGATTGGGTTCTGCCTTGTTCCGACAAAATATCCGCAGGACTTCCTGCATGGCTTCCAGGTCCCCTTTCTGAATTGCACCGCTCTTCAATGCGGCGCCGATGGTGGCACTGGGATTGGCTGGCACAGCCACAAGGCTGATCTCCAGCAGTTCCTGCTTTTTGAAAGTGCGATACGGTTCGCCCGCCGCTTCGTTGCCGCGCATCCATTCGATCGGGATGAATCCGACGCTTTCACTTCGGACGTAGCCGCCGCGGGCCATCTTATAGGCCAGGTTCCCCATCGGATTATCGAGCGCGAACCGGACGCGGTTCAGCAGCTTGCCCTCTTTCACTGTGACTTCATCGGAGCGGCCCAGGATGTGCAGAATGGAAGAGTAATCATGACTATTGATCACGACTGGATTGCGGCGGTAGTTATCCAGTTCCCAGCCGGCCGCCTCGATCACTTCGTTGTAGCGATCCACCGATTCGTCGGAAGCGATGAAGTCCAGCACGGGCTCGTCTCCTTCATTCACGTCCTTTACTTCACACGTGATCGCGGCTCGTATGCCCTGGCGGCCGTCGCAGAGTGTGGTGAGGCGTTTGCCGAATTCAATTCCGAGATTCGTGTTCATTCGTGTTCATTCGTGTCCATTCGTGGTTGCGAGTTCAAGCTTGCTGCGGGTCACAGACCCGCGCTCCGTCCATTCTTCAAAAGTCAGTAGCCCCTTGCCTGCCCCTTTGTCGTCCAAGATCGCGAAGGTGAAACAGCGGCAATTGATCGTGTTCGCCGCGCTGCCATTGGGATCACCCGGAAACTTCAGCCGCTCACCGCCTACGATGAAGTCCTGATCGATCGGAATCCCGTCCGCATAATCCTTCTCAGCCTGCAAATGTGTGGCGCGCACACCAGCCAGGTTGCTGGTCTGCCAGCCTTTCTTGGCCACACCGGCTTCCTTCATCCCTTCGAACCGGCCGCTGTTCACGGCGATGTTCGTCTCCGTTAGGGCCACACTCTCGGCGCGGGATTGAGACGCGTCCTTGTAAATCGTCTTCACCCGATCGACGAGCTGCGTGTAGGTCTCGCCTTCATTCAATCCGTCCTGGAGCGAACCTTTGAGTTGATCCCAGGTGGTGTGATTGATGGCCTTGATTGGGTTCTCGCGTTTGCCGAGGAAATTGATCGTGGCCGTGGGTGACACGGCAAAATCATCGATGCCAAGTTCGTTGCCGATCTGGGCCACGCCGAATTCAAGATCATTCCGCAACAATGGAGAGAGCCGTTGCCAAAGGACTTTGTTCTCTTGAATCAGATTCAGGAGGTTTTCCAAAGCGCGGCGGCTAAAGGACCCGTCCACATCATTCGCAAAATCATTGGCGCGCGAACCGTCCAGCTCCTTTTCCAACGCCGCAAGCACGCGGTTGCGCTGCTCGAAGAAGAACTTGTTGAGCCTGCCCTGCTTGATTCGGATGCTGCCCGCGATCGCGCTGGCGTATTCATCGGCTCCTGCTCCGCAGGTGTGGGTTGTCGGTTGTGGGTTGTGGGTTGGTGGAGAAAGCCGCGCCAGCAACGAATCGATCGCCGCGGCCGCGGGCTCCTCCTGTTCAGACTGCTCGTCCTGTTCCTGGAGCCCGCTGCCCGGCACCTCCTTGTCCGCCCCGACTTCCTGAAGGCTGAACGGCAGATAGCTCTTGCCCTTGTGCGGCAAATCATCCGGCAACCCGAGATCGAACACCTGCGAGCAAACTTCGATCGGCACACCAATGCTGAACGCCTGCACCGCGCCCGCGTAACGCGCGCGTCGCGCAGCTTGCATGATGGGCAGCGCATCGGCATCGAACCAGCCGTAGAGATCCTCACCGAACGTTTTGACCACTGGATCGACGGCGATCTCCAACCGTTCACCCAAGGGAATGATTCGGCCCTCGACAAAATTGAGCCGGGCAGCATCGGCCACACTGCGGTTGGCGTCCTCGGTGTAGCCGAGGATCTCCTGGGGCGTGCGATACACGGCGCAGATCTCCTGGCGCGAAAACTTTCGGTTCTCAAGGAATTGCAGATCCGCATTGGTGATCGCGGGTTTCTCGACCTTGAGCCCGCCTTCGAGGATGAGCGGCTTGTCCGCGCGGCCGGCCATTCGCTTTCGATTGCGCACCGCCGCCTCGATCTGGACGCGCTGCTCTTCGCTCAGGCGCTGGTCCGTGCCGACGATCAAACCCTGATCGGCGTTGTTCTGCATCAGCCCTTTCATGAACTGGGCGCTGGCGTAATCGGTTTGAGCAGCAAGCAACGCGACGAACAACGGGTTTTGCCCCTCGTAGAAATTGGCCACGCCAGGCAGGCGCAGATAGATCAACTCTTCGGGCAGGAAATCGTAGGACCAGAACGGCTCGTCATACCCGGCCGTGTAAGACCAGGTGACCAAGTAACCGCCTTCGCAATTCTTCCGGAACCGATCGGGCGAGAGCACCATCAACTGCCAGGGCCGCTGCCGTCGTCGATCGCTCCAGTTAATGACTCGATTGGACTTGTCGAGCCCGACAACAAAGCAGCGGCCCCGCAGCATGAGCCAGCCAACCACGTATTCCCAAAACTCGAACCGGGTCAGCATCGGATGCGGCCGCTCGAACAGCGTGACGAAATCGCCTGTGTCCAGGATGTCTTCACCGCGCCGTTCACCGCGGCTGAAGCGAAAGGGAATTTGAGCGAGAGTCTCAGCGATCGCTGACACGCAGGCGTAGATCCACACGCTCTGCTGTTGCGCCGAGCCGGCCGAGAGAAAGCCCGCGCCGCCCCCGGACTCGTCACCGCGCAGCCAGGCCGTGACGTTCACGGACTTTTCTTCGGCGGCAAAGATGCCCCGGACGCGGGACCAGATCGTTTTAGCAGTTGGCATTTCAGGAGTTAACCGCAGATAGACGCAGATCAACGCAGATGGGAGTGGGAGTCCGTATCTGCGTCCATCTGCGTTCATCTGCGGTTGTCTTCATGTTTCAACCACGTGTGCGTAGGGCCGTGCTTCTTCTTCATCCGCCTTGGATGAAAGCGCACCGGCCCAGGCGATGTCACAATGGGAATTGGGGTTCAGCGCGTTGCGCCCCTCGCTGAAAACCCAGCGGCCGGCTGCGAAGGTCTTGCGCATCGCAAAGTAGTCGTTGGCCACGTCCTCATTCTCATTCTTCGGGAACCGTTTTTCGGCGGTGCCGAGCTGGTTCATGAGCGCCAGCCCCATTTTGTGTTTCTCACCCGAGAAATTGACCTTGAGAAATTGGCCGGGAAATTCCATCGCGGTTTCCCAGCAGATCTGGCGGCCCAGGCCGGTCTCATCCCCGGCGCCCTGCACCGCGCTCAACCAGCGCAGGAAGGTCCAAAGCGCAATCTTTAGAAAGTCCCAGTCATCCGTGCGGCAGGTGAACAGCCCGCGCAAAACCAATTCCCCGCCACGCTTGCCGTCTACGTAGATCACCGCCAGGTCGCCCTGGCCGCTGGCCGCCACATCGAACCCGAGCCGGTATCGTCCCGGTGTCTGAAACAGTTTTGCAAAGGCGCTGCGGATGAACGCCACGATGCGCCGCTCCCGTTCAGCCTGAGTCTCGGGCGTGAATTCACCGAACAGGTCGACGATCTGTTTGGCTTCCAGATGAACGCGCTCGATCTTGTAATCCTCGGCGCACTTCTGAATCGCGCCCCAGGGCACGATGACAGACGCGCCGCCTTTGGGATTGCAGTTGTAATCGCGCTCGAAGATTTCCTCCAGGCGCGCATCCTCGCGGCACTCAGCAATGAACTGCTCGCGCGTCTTGTTCTGGCCAGACACCTGGTTGACCTTCTCGACCAGGCCCTGCTCAACCGCGTCGAAGATGGTGATCTTGGAATACTTCCAGCCGCCGATTCCTTTCTCCGCTTCCCGGCAGAACTGCCAAAACAAAGTGTCGTCCGTGCTGTGTGAGGACCAGATCCCTATGTCACCGCCCCAGCGGATACGGCCTTGCATGGCCGCCCAGGTCTCTTCCTGATTGAGCGCATAATCGACTTCATCCCAGCCCACATCACCGCCGTAAGCGCGGACGGCATTCGGATTGGATGTGAACGCGAGGATGCGCGAGCCGGTGTCGAACTTGATGAACCCGGTGCGGACCTCTTCGGTGACGCTTGTGGCGCGATCGCCTTCAAACTTCGTCACCTTCACAGTCTCTTCCCCTTGCGTGAGGATGGCCTTGGCCACGCCGAAGATTTGGGCCATGCGCGCGCAGTGCTGCACGTATTCCAATGCCGTGGGCCAATCCTTGGTGACAAAAAGGTAATCGCGATTTTTGAAGAGCAACCGCTTGCGGACATTGGCGAAGCCGTCGCCAAAGGTGTAACCAATCCGAACCGACTTGGACGTGATCCGCTTGCGCACACAGGCGCTGATGTCCCGGATCTGATCGAGCTGGTAAGGGAGGAAGTATTTCGACAGCGCGCGGTCACTGTCGATCTTGCTGGTCAAAATGGCGGTGGCCATGAGTAGTGCGCGGGTCATTTCATCGAACAGGAGGAAACAGAGATAACAGAGAGTGAGATCAAGCCCTTCCTCCGTTTCCTCTGTTTGCTCCTGTTAAGTTCGGGTTCATTTTATTCCCAGGATGCGGTCCACTTCGTTCACGATCGCCAGGCGGTCGGAGTCGGAAATATCCGCCTTGGGATCTCGCAGCTTTTGGATTTCAACGCGGGCCTTCTCGCAAGCGTCACTGTATTTACGGTTGTCGAGGACCCCGTTGCTGATCTTGGAGAGGCCATTGATCAGCTTGGGATAAATCTCCGGCTTCTCGACCATCGCGTCCTTGAACGCTGACAGATCGAAGTCGGCGAGCACTTCGTAGGCTTGTGCGGCCGCTAGATGCAGGGCGGCATCGGTCACTTTCGTTCCTTGGTTGTCCTTCACCAGGTCAAAGGCGGACTCCCGTAGCAGGCGCAGTTGATCGAGCCGCTCATGGGCCTTGAGCCAATCGACATACCCGCCCGCGTGCCAGTTCGAGATGTTCTGGACGTTGAACCCGGTTTGGCCGCGCTTCTCCAGGTCGGAGACGATTTGCGCATAGGTGACTCCGTCCAGGAGCATGAGGTTGACTGCGTCCCGGAGTTCCTTGGGCAGCCGCGCGATCTTGCCTTTGCGTCGTTCGCTCATTTGAACTCGCGCCTGACCGCTTCACCGGCGTCGGTAATCGCCCATTTCTTTTCTCCCAGCTTGCCCGTGATGCCGATGACCCATTGGTTTTTCTCCGCGACTTGCAGCGCTTCCTGCAAATCGCTGAGCGCCGGGCGCGGCACCACACGCGGCGCCAGCGCGGCGTAGAGCATCCATTCGACGTGGGGCAAGCCAACATCGTGCAGGACGGTCAGCGCCTCGCGCAAGATTGTGCGTTCGTGATCAGTAGTCATACTTTTTGTGGAGCGGCGTTTGGGATGCGGCGATGCTCGATACGTCGCTTGGCGAAGTCCGCCTGGGAGTTGGCCATCATATAACCGCCTGCCCAGCACACTTCCAGATCCGCGCCCATGGCCGCGTGATCTTTGGCATCGCTGGCCACGATCAGCACGTGGTCAAAATTCCCGCTGAGCACCCGGTAGGCATCGCTCAGCGCCTTGAGTTGTTTGGGCGTGCGTTTGTGCGGGCTGGCGCTGGCCGCGCCTGCTTCGGGTTCGCGATGGTTCTTGCTCCTCATCTGGCCCTCAGCTCAGTCTCGATTTCTTTGGCGAGCCGGGTGGTCCCATCCAGGCCGATCTGGATGCGGTCGTGTCGAACCGCGTTGCAAATCATCGTGTGCAGATGGGCAGCGCTCTGATCGTCCTTGCCTTTGACCACGTAGCCGGCCGCTCCCCAACGAATCATCTGAGCGACAAAGAACGGATCTTCCCGCGGGTCAATGATCACGATCGAGGCGGGGGTGATGCTTTTCGCGACGGCCGGAAAGTTCGCGCGCAGATTGGATTCCGGCAGTGACAGATCCAGGAGCACGGCAAAGTAAGAGCGTTCCCGCAGCTTCGCCAGGCCGTGCGCGAGCGTCGGCGCGTCGTCCAGCTCGAAGTGTGGCGCGAGCAACAGGCGCAGGTAATCCCGGTAATCCTCCGAATCTTCGATTAACAGGAGGGTGTCCTTGCTTCGGCTCATGGGATCTCCTGCATTGCGGCATTGACGCATTTCCGAAAAGCTTCAATCACCGTCTTGCCGCTGCGCGTGGTAAGTAGAACGTTTTCTCCATCGGAGCTGATCAGTTCAACTTTTTTCTGAGCGCCATTCTTTTTGAGCGTTCCGATCGCGGTCACGTATTCAGCCACCCAATCCAGCCGCTCACTATCGGTTCTTGGGTCTTGGGTCCTTGGCCCAGACGCCAGACCCTGCTTATGGCCCCGGACGCCAGGCGCCAGACCCTGCTTATGGCTTCGTTTGCTCATCTGGGAATTCGCTCGCGCATATTGCCCAGCACTTCATCCAGGCGGCTGATCCGGCCCAGCGTTTCTTTCTGGCGCGCTTCAGCGGCCGCCATGATAAGCAGCCGGTCCTCTTTCATCTCCGCGCGAATCTTGCCTTGTTCGGACTCGATGCGTTCCTGGTTCTTGACCAGGTGCAGGAGATCATCTTTGGCGGCATACTCCCGGCTGAAGGTGATCTCGCGCCGCTGCACGCGCCTGGCGCTCCAAAACGCCGCCACGCTGGCCACGCTGGAAGCCATCGTCAGGAGGCCACACAGGATGAGCCAGAATTGCAGAAGGGCCTTCGGATCGGGTGTGGTGTCAGCGAGTATCATAATCTGCCATTGGTGCTCTCTGGGACGCGTCGGAAGGGCCGGGCCGCTGTCTTGACCCTCCCGGAGCAAGCCGATGGCTTTGCAATGAGAGAGTCCAACGTTGCAAGACTACCGGTGAGCATGATTCAAGACTCGTTGCAGTAGGTCGGAAGCTCGTCCCGCTGCCAGCGGTCCAGCCCCTCGGCATGCTCGGCGCATTTGGCCTCGAATTTTTCCCAGGCCGCTTTCCAGTCATACGGCGTCCAGCCATAGGTGCCCCACTGTTCGTTATGCGGCGTGGCCTCGCGCGCAGGGAGAGAGGTCCCGGACGGGCAGCGTGCAGGGTCGTGCTTCTGCACGATGACGACCTCGTAAGACCAGCGGCCATGCTTGCGTTTGGCAAACAGCGCCACATCACCTTGCCGCGCCAGCATGAAAAACGCGTGCTGGTCGTGGCTGAATTCTCTGGCCAAGGGCCGATAATCTTCGAGTGTAGCTGTCATGGAATTATTCCTTTGACCCCATTCCTGTGCCAGGGCTGGTTGATGGTTGATGGTTGATGGTTGCTTTGGCGCGTGCCTTGGTCACGCGTTTGACGACGCGGTTCAGGCCGCGCTCCACACCCGCGGCATGGGCGATCTGCTGGATCGCCGCTTTGACCGGCGCATGATTGGCCGCTTCAACACCGATCACCATCGCCCGCACCAGTGTGGATTTGCGCTTGGCGACCACGCCCAGGATCGTCGTGGTGACGCCGAGGATGCCCGTGGCGATCTCGCCCCAGGGCGACGGGAGGAATCGGGCGACTTGTTTGGCAGTGCCCAGGCCATCAGTCACGCCCGGCCTGGGGGAATAGACGACGTTCGTTTGGCCGTCCGCGGTGACCGATTCACTGCGGTCGTAGATCAGCCCGCAACCGGCCAACAAAAGAATGGCGAAAGCGAGAAGGCAGGAGAGTGCGCGAGTTTTCATGGGGAATCTCCAAAGGGTCTTGCATCTTGGATCTGGGGTCTGGCCCTAGACCCGAGACGCCAGACGCTAAACCCGACTCTGTCCGTTCGTATCATGGTCCCGTCAGTTGACGAGGCCACCTTGGGCCGATGGCGGATTCCGTCAAACGTCAGCCGCCAAAAGTTTTGAACAGGTGGGTAGCGATCTACAGAAGCCAACGAAGCAAACGAAGAACGCCCGGCTTATTTGATCGCGCGATAAAACCGCATTGCCGTCGAGATTTTGCGGCCCATTAAGGATGGGGAAATGGTGAGGCGCCCATCGGGCAATTCGTCGCTGTGCAAAATGAGCTTTGAACCGTCGCGATGCTGAACGGTGATCCTCCAAAAATGCGCGGCCAGGCGGGGGCGATAAACCTGACCGCCTGCCTGAGCCACGGAGGCAGACAGGCGCGGCTCAGGTGCCAGCGGCGCCACGCGTTCGATTCGGCGCCGCGCTTTGGCCCGCACCTGATTTGCTCGCCAGCGGTAACGGGCCGAACGATATGCGTTGGTGGATTTCACCGGCCGTCGCCTAATACAATGTTCGGCGGCTCTCCACTTTGGCGCTCCTGGTTTCTGATTATGGTTTCCAGTATGTCGAGCAGTTCAATGAGTTCATCCACGCGAACACTATAGTGGGTGCTAGAGTGCTTGCGCCGTTCTCTCATTTGAGTTATGCGTGCCAGCAGCGCTGCCGCCGAACACTGCGCTGCAGGCGACGGCTTGGGGCCTTCGTGTTGATCGTGTTTGTCCGGTTCCATAATCGTCAGGGGTTGGCCCGCCGCTCCTGAGCTTTGTCGTTCGGCTTCTGGAACACGATCCAGTGTGATTTGAAGTGCTTCCCGTAGCGGCTGCCGTAGAGCGGCTTTTCGGCAGTCAGCGCGAGGATTTCTTTCACGCTCAC